CCTTCGTACAAGATTCCTATTGCTTCCAGGATCTCAGGGAAGTTCTCTGCGATAGGGAATTTGGCGACATCGATATTATGAGCACCGTCTTCTGCTTGGATAAAAATTGGGTTTGGCGCCTGGGAAGCAAACGTGCTTTTTCCAATTGCGTCTACGCCGTACAAGCACATGCGCAGCGGACGCTGCTCTTTCCCGCGTCTGATGTTGCTTAGGCTGATTCTGCTCATTTAATGGATACCTGTGGTTTGCTCTGTTTCGTTGTCAATGCTGCGTTGAACTCTTTCACTAGGTCAGGGAACTCGTCTTCCAGCTTCCGCATGGCCTTCCTGTCTTCCTTGTACTCCGCCTTGAATGGCCAGAACTCGTCGCGTATGCCGTTCCTGAGTCCGCTTAGAACGGCTTGGTCCCATGACCGTGAGTAGCCGACCTTGACCGTTACACCGTCAGCCGTCTTGGACCCGTCTCCCTTCTTCAGCAACTCTGCGAACTCGTTCAGCCCGACGATCTGCTCTTCGATAAAGACGCGCGCGGCTTTCGCTTCGTCCTCTGCCTTTTTTGCTGCAAGAAGCTGATTCTTCAGGTCTGCTAGGTTTGTCATCTCGTTTGCCACTCAACGTCTATCTTCATGGTGATTGGGTTGCGCCAGACATGGACGCTGCCCTTGATTACACGCTTGTCCTCTTCGAGTTCCAGTGCTTGCATCTCCGCAAGCTCCAGTTGAGTCTTCGTCCAGTTGTATGTCTCTTTATGTGTGGTCACGTTAGTATCGCTACGATGATTGACACGACGACCGGCGCAGCCATCAGTGTCAGTGTTGTAATCGCATTGCGTAGCGCGGTATGTCTCCGCTGTTGCGCCATGCGCGCCAGGATCATGTTCACTTTAGCCTGAGCGGCTGCGCGTGTTACCGCGCGTTCCGTCTCAGGCGTCCATTCGTCAAGTACGGTTGCCATGTTAGCAGGCTTGATTGCCGTGTCAAGTGTAATGTTCGAAGTCCCATGGTGCCCTGTCAATTGGATGATCTTTGCCGCATATCAGGCTAGCCAGGAACAGCGGTATTGTGATGGCCGCCGCTAGCATCCATACGCATATTCTGTTGCTGCACATGCGGATGGCAAAGCGTTCTAGGTCTTGCATGGCCGTTCTCCGTCTGGTGTGATGACAAGTCTAGCACGCTTGACGTATGCAACAACGTGACTAGAAACACACTTCGCTGATCTCGTCCCAGTCGATGGCATCTTCAGGATGCGACTGGATGAAGGCCCACATTTCGTCTGATGCGCGATTGTAACCTTGAAGGACTCGTCCGCTGTCGTTCCGAAACACTTTGCGATATGCGCGTGTGGTCCGCATTGCTATCTCTGTCGCGATGTCGTTGCACCGCGAGTTCAGTTTGTATTCGTTCATGCTGGCATCCTGTTTAGTGTCTGTGCGGCGAACAGTTCTAGTTCGATCTCGATGCGCGGCCCTTCACGGCTTACGATGCTGTAGAACTGTGCGTTGTAATCGTGCTGGTCCGTCCATGCTATCACTGCGTCGATGCTGTCGGATCCGAACATGATGTGTCCGTAGTCGTCAATCGCCATATGCTTGTGCGTGTTCATCACATCCTCTTTACGGCAAAGCCGTGGTCTAGGTCGCTCTGCAGAATCTTGACTTCGCGTTCAGTAAAGAACTTGCTCACCTTGCGGCGAAGGATCTCAATCAGTTCACACCCTCCGTCCAACTTGTGACCAATGACAATTGCGAACCCGTCAGCCGTCTTGATGCTCGTTACCTGTTCGATGTTCATATCAGGTGCTCCCGTCTTGCCAGCGTGGCGGCTGCTCCGCTAAGCGTGGAGCATGTGCCGATCTGGCGCTTGTTCTCGAAGATGCGGAAGAATCGTCCTTCCTTCTCGGTTACGTGCGCAACCATGTAGTGGTTGTGCTCGCCATGTCCGTCTGCGTAGTAGATTCCCGGACCTCCGCGCTGCATGTTCAGTCTGCGCTGGTAGTCGTTCCGTCCGTTCATGCCGTATGCGCCCATGACCTTCACCTACTCTCATACCAGATCGTGTTGAATATAGCCGCAGGGTCTTTGCTGTTGAGCCAGTAAAACGGCCCGCCAGCGGTGTCCCAGTAGACCCTTCCCATCGCTAACACGCCGCGAGACGTGAACATGATTTTTGTGTATCTGACTGCTACGTACATGACACTTCACCGTTGCTTGTTCAGGTTGCTGATGTAGTCGTGGAAGCGGGTTGCTTCACGGCTGTCTTCTTTGTCGTAGTCGTAATCCTTATCATCGAACAGTACATTGATTAGGACTAGCGCCAATAGGATGTAAAGGATTGCGCTCATGACGCTATAACCTCGTAAAGTCCACTTGTTCTGTTGAACGTAACGCTGGCTTCGTAGCCGCGTGCTTCGAGTTCGCACATGCGGTCCAGTGCTTCGCCGTAGCTGCTGAATTTTTCTATGATGGTCTTCATGTCAGTCTCCGCTGGTGCCGTCCGTGGCAGTGGGTGTTACGAAAGCTCTTTAGGTATCCCAAGGATGTCAACGGGGTAGCCGGCAAATCGCAGCGCTTCCCTAACGTCTTGGAAAAGTTCCTGTTTGCCGGATGTTCCGTTTGGGTCTAGGCATTGCTTCAGACCGTATCCAGCCACGTACCCGTTTTTTTGCTTGATGACGTATGACTCGTGAGTCCCGTCCTGCCATAGCCATGATGCGTTCATCGTCTTGCTCCGCTGGCGCCGTCCGTGGCGTTGTTCCCTGTGTGTGAGCTAAGTCTAGCCTGCTTTACACCACTTGCAACGTGAATACGTTCACACTTTCAGACCGAAGTGCGCTTGACGCAGTGCGCGCAGCTTGCGGAGCTTGGCAACTGCACGGCGCTCGTCTGCTTGACTCGTCGTCCAGGCGTAGGCTTCCTGGAGGTCCTTCTCGATTGCATCCAGATGGCTAGCTGCGTGCGCGCCAAGACGTGCAAGGTACGTGCGGCTTGGGAGTGTTGGGAGTTTCATTGGTGTCTCCGTTGGTGTGCTTAGTAGGATAGACGGTGTGTGCGAAAAAAGGTGCGGCACATTGCCGCACGGAGCTAGCCCTTCAAGTTCTGCAACATCTGCTCAAGTGCTTGTACTACGCTGGCGCCTTTATCTTCTTGCTTGGCCTCAGAGCGCATTGTCTCCAGTTCAGCGCGTAGGACGTGCAGTTGCGTGTTCATATCTGCCACGGCTTCCATCATGGCTTGAAATGCTTCGCGCTGTGTGGTCGTCAGGTCGTCGAGTAGCTGCAAGGTGCGGTCGTCAGTCATGTGTGGGGTCTTCGTCGGTGTTTCGTCTTCTAGTTCTTCGTCTGTCGGCAAGTTCGCTGGCGTCGGTCCTGGTCCGGTTCCATATAAGATGTAATCGGAACTGACGCGGAGCTTCTTACACAGCCGGCTCAGGTTTGTCGCTTCTATCTTCTTGATGTCTCCGCGTTCCCAAAAGCTCACGGTCGCGCGTGTGACGCCGATGGCTTTGGCTAGCTCGGACTGGTTGAGCCTCATCGCTCGGCGTGCTCGGTTGATTCTGACGCCGAAGTGTTCGGCTGAATCTGTGAGATGTGTCAAGTGTAGGCCCTCGTAAAGTGTGCTAACTTATCTGTCAGCGGTGGCGAATGCTGCCACTGCCCACAACAATAGTCAAGGAGATTTTGTCATGTGCACGTTTCGTATGAACGTAGTCGGGACTGATGACAACGGATGGTTGCTTTTCGAGTGTGATCATGGCGGTGAAGTCGTCATGCGACGTATAGACCCTGAAGTGGTCTGCGCGTTCAGCGAAGAAGTTGTGGTAGATTACGTGCTGGAAATCGATACTGACGAGTGACAACGATGAGCGACAACATTCGAGAAATGACGGACAAGCTGCGCGCATTGATTGCAGAGCGCGAAGAGTGCAATAAAATCATTGCGCAGGCAGAGGTTGCTAAGAAGCGTCTGGATGAACTGAATGACGGCGCATGGTCTGGCACGGCAGGAGAGATAACTATGGCAAAGAGGGCCTTGAGCGATGCCAAACTTCCGCGCGTGCCAAGCGGATACCGCGCTGGTGAAGTCATTATGGCGGTTGACAGCAAATTTGTGACAATCAGATGCCCTGGCGCCGCAGAAAAGTTTGCTGCCCAGTACAGAAGGTCAGATGGAAAAGAAAAAGGATCGCGTGGGGACTGGCGAACAAGCGTTGATGTTGACTCGATTGTGCAGGCATGGGACGCGCATCATTCCAGCATCGGGCAGGACGAGTGACATGACAAGGCATCTCACCTACGCACTAGGGTACGCGGAGCTAGGCTGGCACGTCATACCGTGCTGGTGGATCGAGAAAGAAGCGTGCGCGTGCGGGAAAGCGGACTGTGCAAGTCCAGGCAAGCATCCCATCGGGCAGATAGCTCCGCATGGGCAGGACAGCGCTACTACTGACGCGGCAGTCATCGAGGCATGGTGGAGCGAGTACCCGCAAGCGAACATTGCGGTGTACATGCAGCAAAGCGGCTTGGTTGCGGTGGATGTGGACCCACGCAACGGCGGTGATCTAGGACTAGAGCAGATAGAAGCCGAACACGGCAAGCTGTGCACTGACGTTGAAGCGTGGTCAGGTGGTGGCGGTTCGCACTATCTGTTCCAGCTTCCGCACAACTGCGGCCCGCTGCCGGGTAAGCTCGGCAAGGGCGTGGACCTGAAGGCTAACGGCTATCTAATGGTCGAGCCAAGCAACCACATGAGCGGCGACACGTATGAGTGGGCAGACGAGTGCAGCCCATTGGAAGGTCACATCCCTGGTCCGTTACCTGACTGGATTCGGGATCTCGCACGTCAGCCAATCAAGGACAACACGTCGAGCGGACGTGAGCGGTTCATTGACTCAGGGCAAGTCGAGGAACTTGCCAGCGCGTTGACGGCATTGGACGCTGACGACAGAGATACGTGGATTCGCGTCGGCATGTGCTTGCGCGAGTGCGGCGAGGCTGGCTATAGGCTCTGGAACGAGTGGAGCAAGACGAGCCCGAAGTACAAGGCGGGCGAATGCCGCAAGAAGTGGATGCGCGACATCAAGCCTGGTAAGGGCTTGTCGTTCGAGTCTGTGTTCAAGATGGCGCAGGAAGGGGGGTGGAAGAATCCGCTAGGCTCGAAGCCGAAGAAGCAGGACGATGACGATTACGACTTCGGGGTGATTCTGTCGCAGATCCCTGACAACCGCATCATCAAGGTTGATGAGACGAAGGTTGCCAATGTCGGCGGCTTGGGACGCATCAAGGCATCAGACATCGACCCAGATGAACCTAAGTGGATCTGGCCAGGGTACATCGAGCGTGGCGAGATCAACCTGCTGGCCGGCGATGCCGGTTGCGGTAAGACGATGTTGGCATGCGCCATCATGTCTGTCGTGTCGAATGGTGGAACGTTCCCTGATGGTTCCGAGGCTGAGCAGGGACGAGTGGTCATGTTCACGACGGAAGACTCGTTGACAAAGACGCTGGTACCAAGACTCATGGCGGCTGGCGCCAATCGCGACATGATTGAGTTCACGCGCGGATGCTTCGACACAGAAGGCAAGCGCAAGCGGTTCGACCCGAAGGGCTCTCTCCAGGTGGTCGCTGATTCGTTCCTAGCTGAGCCCTTCGATCTGCTGGTGCTGGATAGCATCACGGACTTCGTAGGTGGTGACAGCCACAAGAACGAAGACGTGCGCGCAGGACTTGATAGGCTTCGCGAACTCGCAGAGCAGCTTGAGTTCGGCATCTTGGGCATCATGCACCAAGCCAAAGGTTCGGCGGGCCAGAAGCTGCAACATCGTGTGCTGGGTAGCGTTGGGTACGTCGGCAAGGCTCGCGTGGTTATGAACGCATCCAAGGGTACAGATGGGTGCCCTTCAGTGTTCGGTGTCAGCAAGGCTAACAACACTGACACAGACAAGGGGTTCCAGTACGACATCGAGGATGGCGAGTACGAGACTGGCGGATACGTCAAGCGAGCTAAGCGCATCAAGTGGCTGGAAGAACTGCACGGCATCCAAGAGGCAATAGACGCAACGGAAGGCGTCACACAGCCGCGTAGAGGCCCGAAGACAGAGAAGGGGCAAGACTGCAAGGGCTTCATCTTGGGCTTCCTTGAGAATGGCCCTGCGCAGTGGGACGCGCTACTTGACGAGTTCGCGCCTACGGGCGTGTCGAAGTCTACGATGGAGCGGGCTCGGGACGGTCTAAAGGCGGACGGTGCTATCATTACGTGCAAGTGTAAAACAGACGGCAAGTACTACTGGTACATCGAGGGAAACGATGGTGGGATGGAGTTCTACACTAAGGCACGCTGATTGCTACGCGCGCGTGTGCGTATTAAAAAAATATGAAGTAGTAGTATATATATGAGGAACCTGTTGTATTACAGGGAGTTAGGGGGTAGGGAATATGAGGTACCTGTTTTTTACAGGTTCCTCAAATATGAGGAAGCAGGTACCCCAAGTTAGAGTTTCGTAAGTGCATGAAAATATGCAGGTTCCTCATACCTCATATTTGTGTATGTAGGGGCTCGGTTCGCCCCTTGTGTTAGACTTGATGTCAAGCCGAATTGACGGAGAACGAACGTGGCAGACCTAGCAGACATCGGAAACGAACGGGCAGAGGAACTCCTGGCTGACGCCTTGGCTGCACATCGAGCAGCGCGCGAAGCTGAGCGGGATAGCGTCCTGCGATTCGAGTGTGTCGAGTGTGGCGAAGTCCTGCCAGTAGCACGGCGCATGATCGGCGCGTGTCGCTGCATCGACTGCCAGCGATGGTACGAACAAGAACTGAAGCGTGCGGCGTATCGCGGTGAAACAAATTGAACGCTGAGCGCGATTGCGACTGGTGCGGCGAGCCTTACGTACCGTCAGAAGGCTACGAAGAGTGTTGCTGCGAAGAGTGCAAGCGTGAAGCAGAGTGGGATGAGAAGATGTCAACCCAATGGGGGTCGATGTGAAGTTCGTCGTTCCATATCCGCCAAGCGTCAATACTTACTGGCGTACGTGGCAAGGACGCACAGTCATCAGCAAGAAAGGGCGCGACTATCGCGATACCATTGTCAAGCAGGGTAAGCATGACGAGTGGCTGGCTCTAGGAGGCGCTGTGAGGCTCGCTGTGACGATTTCAGCGCATATGCCTGACCGACGCCGCAGGGACTTGGACAACACGCTTAAAGCGCTTCTGGACAGCCTTCAGCACGCATCTGTGTTTGACGACGACGAGCAGATAGACAGGATTTTGATTGAACGGGCTGGCGTTGAACCGCCCGGATATCTTGAGGTGGAAATAGAAACAATTCAATAGCTTACATGGTTACGGTTAGGAAATTAAGGAACGGTTAGTTTCCTTACAAATCAAGCGGTTAGTTCACGGTTAGGAGCTTTGTAAGTCCATGAATGAAGAAGAGTTTTTTACGGTTAGTCGGCGTGAGGCACTGATGAATCGCTGGGACGTGTACGTAGATGGCGTGTTCGTCGCAAGCGAGCACTATCCTGACGATGCTCCGCGCGAAGAAGTGCAGACTGACATACAGATTGAGTACGGCAGTGACGCGGTTGTTCTCTGTGGAGGAAAGGCGAGATGAGCACGCTATTCGATATAGCATGGTCAGCGTTCATGGCTATCGCTGAGTTCATGATGCTGTTCAGCATGTTCGCGATGATTGTTCTGACACTGACTGTCATCATCGCGGTGGCTGCGTCGTGCTGCTACGGAGACGACAGATGAGCACATACAGCGCATGGTGTGAGCGCATGCAGTACGAGGCAACGCTTGGGGATCCAGTCGGAACGAATCCCATAGGTGAGCAGGTAGGCGGATCGCACTACAAGGACATGGCGATCCAGCCAGCGGAGTACATCACTCGCAACGGACTTGGCTTCCTGCAGGGCAACGCGATCAAGTACATATCGCGCGCTGGCCGCAAGGGACCAGCACGGCAAGACATAGAGAAGGCGATTCACTGCCTTCAACTTTTACTGGAGTACACCAATGATCGAAGCACTGAAAGAGTGGGTGGCTGATGTCGTCGGGGTGGCGCTGTTCTGCTACGCGCTGTTCCTGGTGTGTCTGTGGTGTGTGTTCTGCTAGACGAGAAAGCCCCGCTAAGAACGGGGCTTTTCTTTATGTGTCAAAACATTGCCCATGTAGGCAAGTTCTCGCGTTCATGCGGCGCAGCGTACACAATCCTCCCGCGTAGCTTGAACCAGTCCCCTGACCCGTAAATCCTGCCTGCCTCGTCAATCAGCACATTACAGCCATGTGCGCGTGCGATCTTCACCTTCAATCGCTCCTCTTTCCCTTGCGTGTGTGTCATCTTCACTATCATGTTGGGCTCCCTGTTGTGTAGCCCCCCCCATCGGCCTGACATGATTCTTACTCTGATGCGTGCCGACATCAATGGTGAATATTCACTGTTGACACGTAAGCCAGTGATATGATATGTGAAACGTCAAGCGGAGTAGACGGCATGAAGCGGCACGTAGTCATACCTGACTGTCAGACCAAGAGTGGTGTCGACCTGTCCTACCTGTCGCACGTCGGACAGTACATCGTGGACATGAAGCCTGACGCAATCATCTGTATAGGCGACTTCGCGGACATGCCTAGCCTGTCAAGCTACGACAAAGGGAAGAAGTCCTTTGAGGGTCGGCGCTACAAGGCCGATGTGAGCGCATCCCGCACAGCAATGGACTTGCTCATGCAGCCCATCCACGACGAGCACGCACGACTGAAGCGGAACAAGGAACGCGCATGGAAGCCTGAGCTTCACTTGACGCTAGGCAACCATGAGCATCGCATCAATAGAGTGGTGAACGACGAGCCACTACTAGACGGGACTATCAGCATAGAAGACCTTGGATACGAGGAACATGGATGGCAAGTGCATGAGTTCCTGCGTCCTGTGTGCATTGACGGGGTGA